TTAACTATCTCTTCTTGTGTAAATATAGGCATTACAGAATTGACATTATTTGAAGGGTTAACATCATCCCTTTTTACATCAGTAAATCTTTTCAAATATTTAAGAACATAATTTGAAGGAGTACTTGATGAAACAATTAAAGCGACATTATTAGTACCGTTATTTTCTTCCGTATAAGCAGGATTCTAATTGTAAAGGGCTTATAGGTTCCCAAACAGTACCAGTTCCACATTTGTTTTTGAACTCTCCCTTAAGACTAAGTGTAAACATATAATCACCAATACTATCTAAATTAATTTCAGAAGTATTGGATCCTATATTTTTTCTTACTAAAGGCAATAAAGCCTTTCTTACTCTTTCGTCAAGCTCAAACCTTTTATAATAGTCCTCCACAAATTCTGCGTGTGCCAAATTCAAATACCTATCCTTTTGTTCAGAATTGAACCAAGGAGCATCAGCCTTATCTAAAAGCTCATCACAAAGGTTGTGCATTTCTATTATATCCATGCTTTACTTTTTATTAATCGTTTTGGTTAAATTAGGAATCATATCCTCATTCTCCTTAAGCCATTCAACGGCATATTCAAATGATGTTCCCATTAATTCAGTTCCATAAGAATATCTACCGCTTTTGTTGGTAAACACACCCTTTTCAATTCCTTTTTTAATTAACGCTTTCAAATCTCTTTCAGGATTATTCCATTCGTCAATTACATCTTGAGGACTCATCGTAGCTTTTTCATAAAGAGCTCTTTTGATAGAAGATTCAGAAGCACCTGGTTTAACAGTAATTAATAAAACTCTTGCGAAATCTTTAGCATCTTCCACTTTAAGTTTTTCAATTATTGCATCAGCAGTTGCAGCCAACCCTCTTTTCATCACAAACTCATCAGCAGCTTCTTGATGGTCCACCAATACTAATACTGGATTAGCGCCATTAAGATATAAAGGATGAAACTTAACTTGATTATAGAGAAGACGATCATTCGCCCTCTCCATATTCAAGTGTATTGTTCTTTGTATTCTTCTAACTATATGATTTCCTTTCTCATCTACAAACGGTCTGTTTTGACCATCATGTAAATAATCTCGAACAACAATAGTTCCCGTTTTTTTAGGGTTCTTTAATCTTATCTCTACATGTCCAGATGTAGGAGCTCCTTTTTGCAACTCCTTTATCTTAGCAGCAGATTCTCTTTCGTTTTCCATTTCTTTATCTAAATTGGGTTAATACTAAGTTTAATTTTTATGCGAAAATCAATTGTCCACAAGACAATGGGTTTCTCACAACGATACAAGATTCACAAAGAACCTCACAAGTGAAAGCATCTCTTCCATTTGCAGCGTTCATTGATTTTTGATCGAATGGGTTAACCATACCAGCGATATACTTAACAATCATTCCTCTATCAATTCCTCCAGCACCTTTTACTTTTCTTTCAATGTTAGAAACACCGTCAGTTGTTCCCATATCTAAGAAAACCATTCTGAATGATTCTTTAGGGAAACCACTAATTGGGTCAATATCATTTCCATGTAAGTTTGGATCATCGAATAATGCAGTCTTAACTAATGTTAATCTGTGACCTAAAGCGTTGTAAGATGTGAAGTTAACTCCAATCTCTACTTCTTGACCAACTTTTGCATCATAAACTAAGTTACCAGCAGGGTAAACTAAGTCTTTCATTGCTTCGTGGAAAGCAACTTGCCCACCTGTTCCGGTGAATACCATCCAATGAGCATTCTTGTGACCAGTATTTAAAGCTAATTGTGCTAAGAAATCAGTTAACCTTTTCTCAGTTAATGTTCCGTTGTAAGTATCAACGTTAGCAGCATCAATTTGTCTTAAGATACCATCACCAGTTACGATAGGCTTACCATCGTTTCCGATTACAGTAGAATTACCATTAGCATCCATTGTAGAAACAGAATACCAATCGTTTAATTCTTTTTGGTACATGAACTCATCTCTCATCAACTTTTCGTCTGTAAAGAACCAAAGTCTTTGACCTCCGTTTTCAATCCAAGTAATATCAGTTAAAGCCGAACCTGTAATAGATTTAGACTTTCTTGCAATAGACAAGTGATTGATATACCAGTCTGGGTAAACGTGGTTTTCGTAACCTCTATTAGAACCTTCAGGGAAAGCACTTCCGACAGTATTAGCAGTAACTCCTGCAGCAACATTTCCTGCAACGATAGCAGCAGAAGCATCAGTAGTTTGTAATTTGAATTGGAAAGTATATCCACCTGCAGTTGCAGTAGGCTCTCCCATTACAATACCTTGTAATCCACCTTTGAATTTAACAACATCATTAGGATTGATGTAGTTTTCTTCAAACTCAACAGAAAACTGAGTGTTTCCAGCTCCCGTTCCTGTAAATGTACCAGTACAAGTAGAAGGACGATTAAGTCTTCCTAAGATTGGCCATCTAAAAGCGTTTTCACCTACTAAATCTTCCTTGGCAAATCTTGATGTACCATCGATGAAGTAATTTAAAGAATATTGCGGGTATTGACGAATTAACGTCTTTGCAATTTCTGGGTACTTTAACAAGTTAGATGTTAAAGAATTTGATTCTATGGTTTCTTTACCATATGTTCCGTTATGAAATTTCATAATAAAATAATTTAAAGTTTTACATTAATTTAATTACCTGACAAAAACGCATTAGCATCAAACTCACCAGATCCCTCTGGTGCACTAAAGCGTTTACTATCTGAAACTTCAGGACTCCCAATATTATCAAGAATCTCTTTTCTCCCCTTGTTTATGCCTTGACTACCAAGAGCCTTTGTTATTGTATGTCTGTGTTTCCACAACCAAGCAACATCACTTAGGTTCTCGCTATTTGAAGTAATATCATTGTAGAACTCTCCACTTGTGATATACTTCGTATGCTCTTTATGAACTTTCTTAAGACTTTCTTCGTCTTTAGCCATCTGGAAACCAAACTTTGTTTTCTCTCCGCTGATGTGTTCAGTTAAAGCTGCCACACTCTCTTCTTGCTCTTTTTGAAGCTTTGCTTCTTCAAGCTTAGAAGATTCTGTAACATTATTCTGTTCATTCTTTATTGCTCTGTCGATTTGTTTTTTAATCTTCAAAGCTTCAATCTTTACTGTATTATTATCAGTATAGATATCCATTGCTTCCTCAACCTCGGCTTCGTTTAACCCTTGTTTCTTCAAGTCTAAACGAACAAGATCTTCGTCAGTATTCTTTTTCAATTCATTCAATCTTCCAATTCTTTCGTTTTGGATATTGCTTCCTTGACTTTCTCTTAACCTTTGATTCTCTGCTTCTAATTCTTGAATTTGTGAAACAAACTCTTCTTTATTAGTGGCACTTAAACCAAGTTCCTCTGCAAACGTAGAAAAATTTTCATCATTAAAAGAACTTTCTCCACCTTCTTTTTCAAGTTTTTCTTTCTCGATACGCTCAGCTTCATCTTTTTCAGCATCAGACAACCCCTCTCCCTTATCTTTTAAAGCATCAGCTGCAGCCTTTTCAGACTCTAATCTTTTAGCTTCATCATCAGCTGATTCTCCATCATCATCTCCTTTTCCATCATCTGGTTTATCATCGTATGAGTTCCAATCAAAAGAAGCAGCATCATCATCACCCTGATCATCGCCATTCCCTCCTTTATCTTCTTCGGCTCCTGTTCCTGTATTATTTTCCTCAGATTTAGACTCTGGTGCTTTTTGCACTGGTACTTCCTCCGTAAACGCTTCAAGATTAAATTCTTCTTGCTTATTTTGTTCCTCACCTCCTGCATTATTTTCTTCTGTTCCGTTTTCCATATCCTGCATTATTTTCTTCTGTTCCGTTTTCCATAACCTTTACTTTTTAATTACAAATATAAATTAATTTTCATTACCTTTTCCATTAGCATCTTGAAGCATTATATTATCCAACTCAGCAATTCTGCCCTCTTGTTGCATATCTTCTTTATGTTCTAAATCTCTTTCTTGAGTTTGAATCTTTCCGGTTATCTCCATCTCCTTAACAGTAATATCTGTTTCAGACTTGATATTAGCAACCTCAACATCAACCTCGATTTTTCTATTGTCAATCTCATTTCTTGCCTCTTGAGCAGCAACCTCTCTTTCTTTAAGCTGATTAGATACTGCCTCAACAGCCTCAAGACCTTCAACAAGTATAGATTCTATCTCAGCAGAACTATCAGCATTTACAGCTTTAATTGCAGACTTAGGATCAAAGTTTCCGGTAGAAGCATATCTTTCCATCAACATCATTAAATCTTGTTTACGCTGAACTTCTTTACCACTATTTTCGATAAAAATACCGCACTCTTCAAGACAAGATGACTTGTCAATTTTAAACAATTGCATTCCTGTATCTCCAAACACATTTGCCATTCGACCCTCTTTACCCCAAGCTATTCTCATTAGCCCAGCCAAAGAATTAAATACATCTCCAACAAGAGTATAATGGATATCAAATAATGGAGCAGTAATTAATGTAGATTGCATTACACTTCTTTCATTAGTTCCTACCGCATCACTCGTCTTGTTTATTCCTGCACGAGATGCAGTAATACCCGTAAGCTTATCAGCAGTATCTTCAAGCATTGCCTTTAAATTAATCATCTGGGAAACAGACTGACTAAGCGTAAAATCTACTTGAGTAAACTGATTGAAATTATTTGATTGCATACCCTCTTGCTTACCATTAATAAGGATAAGACCTGTATTCTTAGCATGGTAAAATACATCTTCCAAAGGCACACCTTTAGGCTTTTGAGACACATCATAAACCATTGCTTTACCACCCGCTCTTGACATAGCAAGTTCAATTTGGTACATAACAATATTATATAGTATCTGAATATTTTTAAGAGCATCTACAACAGAAAGCGTATTTCCATTGAAGTTATTTCTAATAACTCCATGGTAATCCAATGTTGTGTTTGCGTAATTCTCTTCGTATCTAATTTGATTAGGTTTTACACCCCAATCAATAAGTATTTCATGACCAATCTTTGTTGCTTTTCTTATCTCAGTAATTGGACGTTCAACAACCTTTTCTCCTTTTTTAGCCTTATAAGTATCTTTTACTTTTTTATAATGAGGATTTTCAGAATCATAAGGATTTGGAGAAACCTTATATTTAATCATTCTAATACTTCTCCATTGCAATTCAACAACCCTTACCTTAAGATTTTTACCTCTTGACTCAGAATAGTTGTCATAAATATCTGTTCCACCATCAGAACCTTGAAGTCCAGAATTTTGTAACTTTTCTAATTTAGTTACCTCAGCTTTTGTCAACTCATGACCATGCTTGTCAATAATCTCATTTACGGTGTACCAATTATCCATTCCTGCATACTTGGAATCCTTTAATGATTCTTTATCAGAATCAAAATCGTAAATCATAGAACGAGGGTCAATTCTCTCAGCGTAAGGATCACCATTCTTAATAAAGGTTCTATAAAACTCTTTACCCGTAATTCCTAAATCATAGAAACCTCTTTTGAAGGTATCTTTCATATCCCACTTCTGAACACAATACCTTAAACCGGTATGAACTTGTTCTTCAATAGCATTACGGAATTTCATCTTAGAAAACTTCTCTATATCTTCAGGAACCTCTTGCCCAACATTCTCATCAGGAATTGGCATACCTAAAGCAGCTTCAATCTCCCTACGAATAGGACGAAGTAAAACCTCTGTTGCCATGGTCATCTTTTGCTCATTCTTCTTACGAACAGCATTTCTCCCAACAACATTTACAGAAAATTGTAGTGGCTGACTAATTAATTCCCCTGCCAACAAGTCTAACTTGTTCATCATCATCGGATAATTTACCAATCTCGCAGGAGATGTTAACCCATACATATCGGTAACATATTCAAACTGCTTATGGTCAAATTCTCCAGCAACAAGAAGGAAATTTTCGTGGTCTTTTTTTCGTGAATCAACAAAAGGAGTATAATCTTTATGGTGCGTTAAAACGGAATTAACATTTTTCATGTGCCATTCCTTAGTCTTTTCAGCATCAGGAATATTCTGTATTGGAAAATCCATAAATTTTTTACTTATTTATTATTCTAAATCATAACCAAAATTAGGCTTTCTTTTTGAATTTCCAAAAGTTTCTTTATTATCTCGTCTTACAACCGTAACAACTCCGTTCTTATCTCTTTTAAATCCAGGTAAATCATTTCTCTTTTCATCCTTCTTCTCATTTTTGGAATCTATAATCTTTTTTGTAGCATCAGAATCATGTATCAAAGCCATACCAAAAGCCATAACCCTATCCGTATTCTTTATTCCATAAACCGCCAACTCAGTCAGTAAGCTTGGGAAATAAATATCCTCCCAATGCTTCTTAACATATTCATCAACAAGCTCAGTAAGAACTTTCTTCTGATACGACTTCATGTGAATACCATACTTATTAGTAGCTTGGCTCCAAGGACTATCAGCCGACGTAGGTCTTTCTTTTAGATATCTCATCATTTTACGCTCTTGAAAATACTTCAAGAACCCACTATCATTGTACTCAACCAAAACTTGACTATCATAAAATATAGCCAACTTTAAACAATTCTCATAAAACTCTTCCTTACTATAAGGTCTGTCCGTATAAAAAGCAACCGGCAATTCTCCAATGGTATTCTGATTAACAAACCTACGATACACACACATCGAACCTTTTGACTTACTCGTCGATTGTTCTGAGGACTTCTTCTTCATTTCCTCAAACTCATCATCTATATGATATGGATCTACCGCAGAAAGATGAGCATTTTTAATTCCAACCAAAGGTTGTTCACAAATCTCAAAAGGATATGGTTCCTCATCTATTGTTTTTGGCTCAATTAATCTACCATTAGCCTTATCTTCAAATTCAGTAATAAATATTGGAACACTTCCAAACACCTCTTTACGTTTTTTATCTTTAGACCATTCCAACCTACCTTTCTGTATAACTTGAAATGATGGATTTCCATTAATATTTGCTATCTGCTTGTTAATTTTTTCTAATGCAAATGGCGTAGAACCTGACTTGTAGAACGCATGTTCAACTTTTAAAGGATTCTCTTGTCGGTAAGAATAATAAGAAGCCAAATCTCCGGTATCTTTTCTACGTTGAGCTTCTTCATTAATAAATTTCTCAGCCCCCTCGACATCACTTCTACCAGTACTCATATCAAAGAAACTACCAAACACTTTTGATGCCCTAATAAATACAGGTTTTAAATTAAATGACTCTGCATTATGATACATATTCATATAATCCTCACTCTCAACCTCCATAGCATTGGAAGTTCCACCAATAATTGGAGTTCCGAAAAATTGATCACCCTCTTTAAAACAATCCTCAGAAGATTGGAAACTTCGCTTAAGCTTTAAGAACTCTCCCGCTTCCTCGAATACCATTATATTCATAGATGTTCCCCTGAAAGCATTCGGCTTCTCCATAACTCTGAAATGAACCATAGCTTTAGTTCCTTTCTCTATCCAAATACCATTCTCCTTCTCTTTATATCCCGACATAAACAACTCTTCGTTGTTATGCAAAATCTTATTCCTTAATTCTGGTGGCAACTCATTATATGATAACAACATCTTCTTACGAAAATCCTGAACATAATCTTCACGCTGCGCTCCCAATCCATTTTCCGAATGTGAATAACAAGTCCACTCGTGCAATAATATATTCGCGTTCATAAAAGAAAAACCCTTACGCCTTGCCTTTAGAACTATAATTCCATAACCACCTTTATTATCTTTTCCGTCTCCATACTTTGCGTGATGGACCTCCATAAAATATTCATGGTCTTGGTCACGATACAAAGGAGAAATCATCGATTTCCTTTTTGCTCCTGGTAACAATCCATGAATCTTCGAGAAATTTAAATAGAAGTAATAGTTACCCGGAATCCAGCTTCCACCAGTCGGTTTGTAACCATGCATTATTCTTTTTCGCTGCTCTTTCCAAAATGCAAAATACTGAGATGTATTTTTTTGCATCTCTCGATAATTCATTAAATTCTTATCGAAAATTACTGGAGAATATTTTTCAGCCTTTATCATTGACCTAATCTCTCATCTTGCTCAAACAAACTGAAATCACTTGAATCAGTTCCTTGAATTTTAGACTCACTTTCTTTATCTTTAAGAATAAGTTGTTTATGGGAATCTCTTGACTTGGCAGCCTTACCCATTAACTCCTGAAGCTTGTTCAACTCATCAAGATTATCTTTTGTTGGTTCAATGGCCCGATATACTTTAGTCATTTTGAACGACTGCTCAAGCATAGCGTTATACTCATCAATCAATGGATCGTATTGAAATTTCACATACTCATCTATGGCGGCAACTACTAACTCATCATTTTCTTTAGAGTTTGAAGCTTTCTCAAATACAGAATATGACACCTGAGCTTTCCTTTCTTCTTCGGGAAATCTACGGAAAGGGGATTTGTAATCATAGACACCTACAATCCACTTAACCATCTTACTGCCCATCCTTTTATGCTTGTAAACTTCCCAAAGTTTAGGCATAAGAGCAATGGAATCGTCTTGTAGAAAAACGTTTCCATCTTTGTCAATCTCAATAAGTTGGTTGTACATTAATATCTAAATTTGTTCTTACCTTTTCTACTCGTTGGAGTTAGATTCTTTTTCCCTTTCTTATTTCCTTTACTTTTAGGAGCAGACTTTTTTCTGCTATCCTCTTTCTGAGCTGACTGTGCAAACGCAGCCTTTTGACCTATTTTAGCCATCTTAATCGTATATTAGTTTATTCAAAATATTATCTACATAGTTATGAAATCTTTTTCGTTCCGCAATGATTTCTTCGTGAAGAAATTCAAAAAGAGCAGTCATTCTAACAGAACCAATAAACTGACCATTCATTGTTAACCGTTCGAGCCAATATACCCAATTCAATTAATTCGTAAAGAGCATTGTAAACAGATTTATCCTGCTTAAACTCACAATACACCTTAGAAGCTTCCTTGTCGAAATAAACAACACCATCCTCTCTATACGAGTGACCACGTATATAAAGATACATTTTTAATGCAGTTATGTTTAATTTCATCATCCACTCAACATTCTCGTAAGTTATTTCCAACTCAGAATCCTTAAACGGATTGTTATCATATTTTCTTTTACTAATATCCATTACTATCTTTTATGGTTAAACGTTTATTTTTTCTACC